GCACCGCTTCCCCGGCCTTCATTGGCGTCGGCACCTAGTGCCGCGTCAAAGCCATCAACCGTCCCGCAGGGACCAGGCGCGGCCTTCGATGCGGTGTTCCGATGATAAGGAACTCCTGCAATGGCAGAGACTCTGATTGCTTCCTCGTTGGAGAAGCAAAAGTGGTCAAGTGAATACTTCGCTGAATATATCCGCGAAAGTGGCTTTATGAATTACATGGGCCGCAAGTCCACTTCGGTCTTCGTGACCAAATACGAAATGTCGTCCGAAAACGGCAAGACCATCAACATCCCGCTGATCACGAAGCTGAATGCGTCGGGTGTGCGTGGTTCCGGTGTTCTTGACGGCAAGGAAGAGCAGCTCGGCAGTTTTAATTGCGCCGTGTCCCTTGACTGGATAAGGAACGCGGTGAAGGTGCCCAAGTCCACCCAGTACAAGACAGAGATCGACCTGCTGAACGCAGGGCGTGACATGCTGAAGCTGTGGTCGGCGGATACGCTGCGCACCGACATGATCAAGTATCTGGCCGGTCCCACGGTGACCACGTCGTCCATCCCGGCGACTGACATCGTGGACACGGACGGCAACGTGGTCGTGGCGGGTGCAACGGCTGCGAACTACAACACATGGAGCGCCGCGAACAGCGACCGCATCCTGTACGGCAGTGCCATCTCGAACTACAGCGCCACCCATGCTACGGGCCTCGGCGCGGTAGACAGCACGAACGACAAGCTGACGGCGGCAACCGTTTCGCTTGCCAAGCGCATGGCAAAGAACGCCTCCCCGGCGATCCGGCCCTTCCGGCTGGAAGACGGACGGGAATATTTCGTCATGTTTGCGGGCGCACGTTCGTTCCGCGACCTGAAGAACGACTCGGTCATGATCAATGCCAACCGCGACGCTCGCTCGCGCGAAGGCGGCGGCATGAACGACAACCCGCTGTTCCAAGACGGTGAAACAGTACACTAATCGCCGCTTTGCACCGAAAGGTGCATCGAAGAACCCTGTTAATTGCTGGGACATCTCACTGAGACAATCAGCAGCCAAGCCGCAGCAATGCGGAAGGTTCAACGACTAGAGCGCAAGCTCGTAGGGCCAAGTGGCCCGAAATGCAGGGCACCCTTTGGGGTGATGATATAGTCTGACCTATAGGGCGACCTATAGCAGCCCACTACGGGCGCGAATTGCAGTAACGCGCAATTCGGAACATATGTGGATTTGATCTATGACGGCGTCATCATCCGCCAGATCGAAGAGATCAGCACGCTGATCACCACGTCGTCCACGTTCGTGGCGGCGGGTGCATCGTCGATCTCGGTCGAACCCAACTTCCTCTGTGGCCAGCAGGCCATGGCGATTGCTTGGGGACAGGAACCGCAGCCGATCACCGACATGTCGGCGGACTACAAGTTCCGTCCGGGTGTCGCCATCGAAGAGCTGCGCGGCATTGCCAAAATGCACTTTGCGACGGGCGCTAGCTCGGCGTCGAAGCAGCATGGCGTTGTGACGGTCTATTCGTCCGGCACTGGCGATTAATAGCTAACAGCTGAACGAAAGGAACGACACACATGCCTGCATATACTTCACGCCAGTTTGCCAACAGCCCCAATGCGGGCGTTGGTCCTTCCCCCGGCAACGTGATCGGCTTTTTCTTTGAAGTCTCGATCACGGCCAACGTCACGAATACGGACACTTTCACCTTTGGCAAGGTGCCGAAGGGGTTCCGTATTCTGGGCGCTACGCTGGAGTCCACGTCCATGGCGGCTTCCGGCCTGACCCTGAGCGTTGGCGATAGCGGCTCGGGAACTCGTCTGTTCAACGCCTCCACCATTGGTGTGGGTGGCGGACAGGCTTCCGTTGCTGCCACGGGTACAAACTACCAGTACGCAGATGACACTGTCCTCACGGGCGCAGCTGGTGGCACCATCGGCACGCCAGCGACTGGGACCTTGCAGTTGACCCTGTGGGGCATCTACCAGGGCCTGCCGTCGTAACGAACCGGAGGGGCGGGCTTTATGTCCGCCCCTTTCTTTTCAACACAAGGAAACAGCATGCGCTTCATCTACATCGGCGGCAGGGAATTCGACGGCACGTCGCTTCCCGGTGAAGTCGTCGTCCATGGCGTATCGTTCGTGCTGAACGTGCCGACCGAACTGCCGGACAGCGTGCGCAATGCCGACATGGTCCGCGCCAAGCTGGCCAACCATCCGCATTTCAGGGCTGTTCCCGATCCCATGGTGGCGGTGGCAACGCTGTCGGAAGACGAAGCCACGCAGCTGGTCGAAAACGTGCTGGACGCGCCCATCCCGAAGAAGCGTGGACGGCCCCGCAAGGCGCTTGCTGACGACGTTGCGGACGCTGCCGAATGACCATCACAAACACGCAGCTGTATCAGCTGGTCGCCGAAGAACTGGCCTTGATAGGCCCGGGGCAGGCGCTGTCAGCCGACGACCGCGACCGCATCGAACGGCGCGCGGTGAAGGTCCGCGCGTGGCTGATCGAAGAGGGTCTGGCCTATTGGCCGGACGACAGCATTCCTGACGCCGCTTCCCTTCCTTACGCACAGATCGTGGCCGGGCAATGCGCCGAAATGTATGGGCGCGGTCCCGGCAGCGACATGCCTTACCCGCTCGGCGACGTGGGCTTCCGCCTCCTGGAACGCCACGCCAGCCAGCGCAGTGCGCGTGAACCCGTATCCTCGGAGTATTTCTGATGCCCATCGACAGCAGCTATCTTGAAAACGACATCCTTCTGACCAACGCAGCCGCGACCGGGTCGGCGGTTTCCATCAAAGGTGGGACCTATGTCTGGGGCTGCGAAGGCACCTTCGGCGGCACGACGGCCACGCTGCAGCTGGCCAATGCCAACGGCACCTTCGTCAACTTCCCGAACGCCTCGCTGACGGCCAATGGCTTTGCGGTGGTGTCGCTTCCCGTGAACGGCTCGGTCCGGGTGGCCCTGACAAGCGGCACCCCTTCGGCCATGTTCTCGAACCTGGTGTCTGTCCCGTAAATGGCACGCATCGCAGTCCCCTTCGGTCGGGCCTTCCGGGTCGGGCGCAGCAAGGCGGCGGGCATGACCAGCCTCGTCAATATGTACGGCGAACCCGTCGAAGGCGAAGGCCGGACGGACTTCGTCTGCTACGGCACCCCGGCGCGGTCCCTGTTCGCCACGGTGGGTGGGGGGCAAGTGCGGGGCCAGCTGACGGCATCCGACCAGCATTACGCCGTCATCGGTCAGCAGCTGTACAAGATCAACAGCGACGGCAGCAATGTTCCGTTCGGCACCATTGAAGGGTCGCTGCCGGTTGATATGTCCTACAACGGCAACCAGATCGACATCGTCGGCGAGATCAAAAGCTACTATTTCGACGTGCCATCTTTCACGCTGACGGAGCATTCGGGGGCGGGCTACGAACAGGCTTCCAGCTGCACGTCGCTGGCGTCCTATACGATCATCTCGGCGCAGGGCACCGGACGCTTCCGCTGGCGCTTGACCAACGACTTCACCTGGTCGGCCAACAACTTTGCGACGGCGGAAGCCGAAAGCGACAACCTTGTTGCGGTTCGTGCGGTATCCAGCGACGTGGCGCTGCTGGGGTCGCGCTCGATCGAATGGTGGGGGCCGACGGGCGAAGCCGGGGCCAATGCCTTTGCAAAGACGGCAACGGCGGCAGCGAATATCGGCTGCGTGGCGCGTGATACTGCCATCGTCGTTGACAGCGGCCTGACATGGGTGGGGACCGATGGGCGGGCAGGCGGTGTCAGCGTGTACCGGGCTGAAGGCTACGCGCCGCGCAAGATCAGCCCGCCGGAAGTCGACAACTATCTGGAACAGGTCGCCAACGTGTCGACGCTGCGGGCCTTTGCCTATCAGCAGCGTGGCCACCTGTTCTACGTTCTCACCTTGCCCAACGAATGGACCCTGGCCCTCGACATCTCCACGGGGCTTTGGGCGTACCGCAAAAGCGGATCGTGGGCGATGGGGTCCGACCCGCTGGGGGGCTGGGATGCGTTGACGCTGGCCCTGAACGGGCAACGTCAATGCGTCGGCGGGTCGGACGGAAACCTTTACGAACTGCTTGCCGACACGTGGGTGGACACCGGGTCCGGCGTGGTGCGTGAAGCCACCAGCGCGCAGCTGCACACGGGCGGGCGCTTGGCCTTCATGTCAAGGCTGGAACTGGACATCGAAGCGGGCGTGGGGCTTGTGACGGGTCAGGGGTCCAACCCGGTCGTCATGGCGTCGTGGTCGGACGACGGCGGCAAGACGTGGACGAACCCGCGCGTGGCCAGCATGGGAATGACGGGCCAGAACCGCATGCTCGCGGTGTGGCATGGCTGCGGGGCCTTTCGCTACCGCATCATCAAGTTCCGGGTGTCCGATCCGGTCAAGGTGGTGTTCCTTGGCGCGTGGGCTGACGTTCAGGCAGGCGCGCACTGATGCCACGCAAGACACGCCCCACGATCCCGGCCAAGCTGCACGTGGACGACCGGGAAGTGGTGGGCTTCCTCACCACCCTGATCGACTACGACACGCAGCTGATCCCGACGGGGCAGGGCATCCGGCACTTTTTGCCGGCGGTGCCCGAAGGCTTCCTGCTCTGCGACGGGACGGCGGTCAGCCGCACGACTTATGCCACGCTGTTCCAGGCGCTAGGGACCACTTACGGGGCCGGGGACGGCGTGACCACCTTCAACCTGCCCAATGCCTCGGGCTTCGTGATCAAGACAT